CTGTTTGCCACAGATGTGCATAATCTGGCTGATCAATTACTATTGAGTCTGATAAAAAGCTAAAATCTGGATTTTCGTGTCTATGTCCGTAATCTCCGGAAAGTAAAACTACTAGTTTACCTTTTTGATTTACTTTTTTTAATGACCAGTGTAGTAACTTTATCTGCCATGCTTGGTATTCACACCGACTAGTTCCAACAACAATATAGTCCATTTATTAAGGTACAAATTTATAATCTGCTAATGTATAATGTAAGAAGAAGTTTCTAAAGTATTCACCTTCGAAAGGTTCAATTCGGCCATGCTTATTAGTAGCAGACTCATATAAAATCATTTCTCCTACATCTGCATAAACTTTATGCCATCTTCCTAAATGGTCTTGTATATCTATAGGCCAATCTCTATCTACTTCTTTATCTACTATAACAATAGAAGAAATATGATGAGTAGTAAATGTATCTGTATGAGGTACTAAGATAGAACCTCTTTTATATGACCTAATTCCATAAATCCACTTAGGGATTAATTTTTCTTTATGTCCTATAAATTCTTCGTGGAGTGGTTGCAATTCTTCTGAGATAATCTCTCTTATACGAGTAAAAGCATCCATACTAAATATTTCAACTGGAGCATTACCTTGGTTGTCATGTATGAAATTTGTAATACCGTCCCAGTTTTCGTCTTTAACAGTGTGTTTTAGTAAGCTATATGCTTCATTTATAAGTTGAAAGGTTTTTTCAGGTACTTTAACTACCTTGAACCCTAATTCCGTTAACTTTGGCAAATCTTCTTTTTTAGAAAATGTTTTTTCTACTAGTTTTACCGGTAATGCCATTTCTAAGTATTCTTTCGCTAATTTAGCGTCTTCCGCACTATTAAATACATTTTCTCTAAACCACTTAGTTATAATAACCTTTTTACCTTTTATAATAGGTAGTCCTGCGTGAAGTGCTGCTGGATTTTCACTTCCTGTACCGTCTGAGTTCTTCCAAACTACTGCTGTACCTTTTACTGGGGTAATAGTTTTCTGTAGTACTGAAAAATCAGTCTCCCCTCCTTCTTCGACATTATTTAAGTATACCATAAATGTCCAAGTTCTTTGGCCACTTGATAAACAGTGGTTATGGTATGCGTCTTTGCCAAAAGCGTCCTGGTGGTGCCTGAATTCTTGACCTACTTCGTAAATCTGTCCTTGAGTTGGTTCTGAGTAAGAGGCTTCTATTCCTAACTCTGTATACATCTTCTGGTTTACTTGACTTACAACCGGTTCAGTGTCGAGTAGAACTGCTGTAGAACTAGTACGACCTTCGTTGTAAATAATAGACTGTGCTCCGGTACCGGCTACGCTTGATCGAGTACTTCCAGTCTCTGTTAACCTTACAATATGGTCACATTCTTCGTTAGTTAAAAACTGCGGTATAGTAAACATTTCCAATCCATGGCTGTTCTCTATGTATATTCTTTCCATATAATCTATTTTTTTTATCCGTCACAAGCTACACAGTCTTCTGTTGTTCTACTCCCAATATCTCCGTTAATTACAGAATCTGTTCTTAAATAATATAAGGTTTTTACTCCTAACTTCCAAGCCGTCTGGTGAACTAAATTAATAAATTTAGGACTGTCTGTTGGATCAAAAGCTAAGTTTAAAGATTGAGTCTGATCAATATACTGTTGACGTAGTGCTGCTTGCTCTACTAATTGTAACTGATTAATCTCAGCAAACGTTAAGAAGATTGTTTTATCCTCTGCAGGCATTACATCTTCTGGTAAATTTGCAATAGAACCTCTATCTTTCATAATTTGGTCCCATACTTCTTCTGTATTATGACCTCTTTCTAATAAATAGTTTTCTAGTTCAGGATTTTTACGAATAAAAGTTCCCTTCCCTGAATTAAATGTATAAATGTTTGCCGGTAATGGTTCAATACCTGCCGATACTCCTCCTGATATAGTTGAATTAGATACTGTTGGTGCAATCGCTAGTAAGTGCGTATTTCTCACTCCCGTTCCTTTACACCAAACTGGTTCTCCGTATTCATCTGCTAACTTTCTAGAAGCAGCTTCGGCTTGTGATTTAATTTGAGAAAAAATCTGATGTGTTAAGCTATTTGCTGCAATACCGATAAAAGGAATTTTCTTTTGCTGTAGTAGTGTATGCCATCCTAGCACTCCCAGTCCAATTGCTCTGCCTTTTTTAGCAGAACGGTGAGCTCTAATTAAAGATTCTTTCCCATTAGTCTTAATTAAAAATTCTTCCATTACTCCGTCTAAGAAGTAAATTGCTGTTTCAATTAAGTCTGTATTTTTCCATTCATCCCACTTCGTTAAATTAACTGAACTTAAACAGCATATAAAACTATGTTCTTCATCTGTATGTAGAGTGATTTCCGAACATATATTCGTCATAGTCACTTCTAAGTTATTTTTAATATAAGCAGGAGGGTTAGCGTTATTTACATTATCTTTAAACATAATATAAGGCTCTCCAGTCTCTACCCTGGCCTTTAGTATTTCTACCCAGACCTCCATTGCCTCAGCGTCTCTACGCTCGATCTTTTGCATAAAGTTATCATCCACTACCACGCATTGGTGTAGGTTAAGACACTGTCTATTCGGATCTCCTTTTGGTCGTCTAATTTGTAGGAATTCCTTAATATCTGGATGATTAATATCTAAATTTACGGAAGCGGCTCCTCTACGTACCGCACCTTGGTTAGTTGCAATAATAGTAGAGTCGTATATTTTAGCCCAGGGTATAACTCCTTCTGATTGACCTAAATCTCCATTCCCGATCTTAGATCCTCTTCCTCTAATTTTAGAAAGACCAATACCTACTCCACCTCCTAGTGAAGTTAATCTCATCAACTCGGCATTCGTTAGCCCAATTCCTCTAATAGAGTCCGGTGTATCAATACCAAAGCATGAAATAGGTAAGCCTTTATCTGTACCTGTGTTAGATAAAACCGGTGAAGCTAAATTTAACCAACCTTTCCACATGTACTTAAAAAACTTTGCTGCTAAATCTGGTCGGTCTAATCTTGCTGCTACTGTATCTGAAACTCTCTTAAATGCTTTACGAGGATTTTCACCCGGTAAGAGATAACCTTTAGAAATTGTTGATAGAGAAATTTCATTCATCCATTCAGGATAATCTTTTCCTGCTTCCCAAGCGGAAGTATCTACTTGTAATGCCATAATATACTCTAGTTAATTTTATTAAAATACTTTTGACCAATCCATATGCCCTTTAGAGTAATTTGTTACTCTACTTGCAAAAAAGTCTGTGTGTTGTTTACCTGCAATTACTGCATCAAACCATTTCATAGTCTTTAATGCTCCTGTATCAATTTGATCAGAAGGAATTAGAGGTTTCAAACCTAAATCTCCCATCTTAGTATTAACTCTATGCTTTATAAAGTTTTTTAGATCTTCTTTAGATAGGTTTTCTAAATCTCCTAATTCAAAAACCTTATCAATAAAATCAAACTCTAACTTAATAGCTAAGTGAGCTGCTGTTTCAATTTCGCTTTGTAATTTTTCTGTGTTAATCTCTGGGTATTCAGAAAGTAGTTGTCTAAATAACCAACAACCAGCCTCAGAGTGTAAAGATTCATCTCGTACAGACCATTCAACAATCTGGCCAATACCTTTTAATTTATTTCTCATTTTAAATGATAATAGTATTGCGAATGAAGAAAATAAATTAACGCCTTCAGTAAATGCTGAAAATATAGCTAATGATTTAGCTCTTTCATGCCAGTCTGGTTCTCCATTATGACTATCTCTGACATTCATTAAAGATTCAATCTTAGCTTTTGTAGATTCGTCTTCTAGAAATTCTGCAAAGTTATCTAAACCTAGCTGCTCATTAAGTAGAGAGTAAGCTTCAGCATGGATCGTTTCGAAAGATCCAAAAGTTACTCCCATCATAATAATCTCCGGCTTTCTAAACCAACTAGTTACCAGTCCAGTCCAGTAATCATTTACTACTGTTTCTGTTTGAGCGAATCCTTTTAGTATTCCACCGACTACATTTTTCTCATGGTCTTTAAGATTAGATTTCCAATCTGTTACGTCCTGAGCCATTGGAACTTCTGTATGAAGCCAATGTGCTTGCTGTTGTTTTAACCAATATTCATACGCTTGAGGGTATTCAAACGGCTTATAAACAACTCTTTCATCTCTTAGTCCCATAGTGTATTTTTAATGTTTTAAATAATAAAATCCCCGAGATTCTAAGCATTAATTTGCTTTCGGGGATGTAGAAATAAATAGCTTCTACTACTATTTGTTATTGATTTTGCTCGAAAAATTTCTTAGCAATTTCAAAATGAGTACCTTGCGGACTACTATTTTCATCGTCTATGTTTGCCTTTCCTTCAATTACAATATGACCGTTATTAGTATCCATCTTAACATTATATGTCATGCCGTCTTGTCCGTATCTATTCTTCATAACGTGTAGACGGCCAGTACCTAAAACTTTATCTTCTTTTTGTCTTGATAACGATAAACATATATCAGCTACCATCATCTTATCGTAAGAACCTGCTGCTTTATCTCCTTCGATTACGTTATCTTTAGCCCCCATACGGTTAACCTGAGATGGTGTTAGTATCGGTATTTTTAATTCTTTAGCTAAGCTTTTAGTAGCAATAAATACATCATCAATTTCATCTTTACGTTCTGAGTATTTACCTCTAGATGGTGCTTTTAAATAATCTACATAATCAATAATAATCAAGTCCGGTTTATGACCCATATCAATACACTTCTGTACGTGGCTCTTAATGTTATTTACTGTCGCTGCTTTAGGAGCATATTCTTTTACTATCAGTCTACCTTTCAAGTTATTAATTTGCGTCTCTACTTCTTTTCTATGTCTATTAACCTCGTCAATAGAGTAACCTGTAAAGTAGCAGTCGAATCGCTTACCTACATACTCTTCCCCTAATTCCAAGGTATAATAATTAACTTTAAAGCCTAGTTTTACAGCATGTGCTGCTGCGGCTACCATCGTCCAAGATTTACCACCACCTGGGTTACCAAATACGATAATCAAGTCTCCTGGTCCCCATCCTCCTTGTATAGTTTCGTTTAATAATGGCCATGGAGTAGGTATAGTAGGTCTATAGTCCGTTCTATATCGAGACTCAACATCCTTATCGTACTCATGTCCAATATTTTTATCCATCGCGGCTTTCATAGCCTTTTCAATCAGGTTACGTATACCTTCAAAATCACTTTGCTTTAATAAGTCTGCAGAAGACAAAATAGCTGCTTTCATTTCTTGATTTTTACAAAACGTAGTAAATTCTTCTTCTACGTAATCCAAATCATCTTGAGAAGCGGCATAAGAATTTCTTAACTCTTCTTTTACTGCTACCTGTAGTACTTCGTTTTCAATCTTTTGAAGTTCTACCTTTAGAACGTCCATCGTAACAGTAGTGTGGTACTTATCAAAGTATTTTAGAATCTGACCTATAATCCATTTATGTGTATCTGAATCAAAGTACTCTTCTCTTAATACGTCTCTTACTGTCAGTAAGTAGCCTTTATCTGTTAGTAAGGCGCCTATTACTTTAATCTGGAAGGGTTTTCCATATTGCGTTAACTTTTGCAATGTCATATAACTTATTGTTTAAAAACCGTTAATGTTCTAAAATTCTCTAACCATCCTTCTGTGTTCTTGGTAATGCCTTCGATTTTATCTATATCTAATAGATGTAGAAAGGCTCCTGTTTGTAGAGGTGGTACAGCTTCTTTTAATACATTTAATGTATGAAGAATTTCTTTATCATCCAACTGTCCTTCATGTAAATTCATCAATTGGTAATTTGTTTTTACCCGATCCCAGTTGTGAATTATTTTAGCAAAAATAGACTTACCGTCTAGGTTCTGCTCACATACCGTATAGATATCTTCTAACTCGTAATTTGGATTTGTATTTAGTCCTGGGAATTCTTTGATTAAGGTCTTTAAACCTAATCCTTTAACTCCGGCAAGGTTATCAGAGTTGTCACCTAATAATGCTTTTACAATATTATAGTTCTGAGGTAGTACTTCTAACTCTTCAATAATATTATCTTTTGTAAAAAGTGTTTTCTTTATAGGGGAGTATACTGAAATACATCCGTCTATTAATTGTAAGAAATCTTTATCAGAAGAAACAATAGTAACTTGTTTACCGGATGCTGATGCTCCTAATGCTAAGTCTGCTATGATATCATCTGCCTCTAACTTCTCCATCGTTAAACTATGTAGAGGTAAACATTCAAGATAGTCTTTTAATCTATCTAACTGTGCAGATAGCGATTCATACTCTTCTTGCTTATTCTCATACATACCCCAGTTGGTGATTCTCGTATGCTGTCTTTGTGCTTTATAATTAGGATCTATATTCTTTCTATTAGTAGAAGAACCTTTTCCATCAAATACACAAATAACTCTTGTAGGGTCGATTGTTCTTACTAGGAATCCTAGCGATCTTAAGAAGCCTACAAGACCACCGATATGGTGGCCTTGAGGGTTCATTGCTCTTAGGGTTGAGAAGCTACGAATAAATGTATTCATAGAATCTATAATCAATAAATGATCATTTAACTCTCTAGGAGGGGACTCTTTAAGATTCTTTAAAATTTTACTATAGTCTGCCATTAATCGTCTAGTAAGTTTGGTGAGATGTAATCTTCTTCCATATCACCTTCTTCAACTAGACTAAAGTCAATAGATCCTAAAAGTTTTAACCAATGTTCTTTATGTTGGTCTTTATACTTATCGATTGCCTTCTTATCGTCGGCAATAAAACCGTGAGGGGTCATTACAATTCTTCCTCTTGTTTGAACTCCTTCAATATGGTTCTTTTCAATTTGTATGTTTGTTCTCTTAGCAAATTCTACTTGAAGGCCGCTTTTTATGGCTTTAATTTTAGACGTACCTGGGTTAGTAATATTACCAAAAGTAACTACTAATGTCGCATCGTACCACATCGACATCCCGCCTTTATTTTGCAACTTAGGTTGAGACATCGGTGAGTCAGGTTTTTGAGTCCATACTTTGTTAATAGCTACTAACGTATTAGTGTACGGATTTCCTTCTTTTCGAGATAACAAGATCTTCTGATTCAAGTTATTTCCAAATTGAGTAGACATTGCTCCTGCATTCCATTCGTTATTATTCTTATTAGAACGTACTGAAAGATCACAAGGTACAGAGCCTACAGAATCCCAGAAGAAACATAAGTCGTGAGGTAGGTTTCCTTTAGCCTGTTCGTCTAAAAGATCTGCTATATAAGATGCTACATCTTCAATAGTATTTAACGTACCTCTATCTGAGTAAAGGAAGAAGCCTTCGTAGTCTGTTATTTCTCCAGTTGCTTCATTTACAACTTCCTCAAACTGTAGTCCCATCTCTTTGGCATGTTGCCAAGACCATTTCATCTCCGTGATAATTAATACCGGTAAAATTCCTAACTTCTGAGCTGATACTGCTGCTTCTAATAGTGCCGTAGTCTTACCCGTATCACTATGACCTCTTAATAAGGTAATATGACCTGTCGGTATACCTGGCATAGAAGTAATATCTTGGTAGGCTTTTGATAAAGGTATCCACCCTTGCTCTTTAAACTTTACCGAGGCATTTGCAAATCCCTTCTTCTTTTTGAAATTACCTAAATTAAATCCACTCTTTACTATAGCAGATGCTTTTTCTGCTGTTGCGCTTTTTGCCATTTATTTTATTCGTTAAAAAGGTCATCAAATTTACTTACCGCGTCTTTAACTCCTGGTGTTGAAGTCTCTAAAGAAAAGTCGGTTGAATGACTTCCTAGAGTCTCAGTTAAGGAATTAGATGCCTGAGGTGCAGGTGCTGAAGGAGTTTCGTCCTCTGCTGAACCTGGTGTTAAGTAATTTTGTAACTGCTTTTTAATGAACTCATAATCGTATTGAGTATGAATCTCAACAGGGTGTGGTTGGTTCTTTAACCATAAATCAACTTGCGCTGCATTATCTGATAGCGGAGTTTGTTTAGGTCTAATACGAACCGATGTGGTTGGGTACGGGTTACCTGGAGCAACTTCTACTACTAGGTCCCATCCATTCATTACGTCTGTGTAATCTCCTACTTCTTCGTCTTGAGCTAACGCTAATAACGCTTTGTAGATTGTTACACCAAATCCCCATAAACGAACACCTTTATCTTCTTCACCTTTTACAATTACTGGTGCGAAAATACGTGTCTTGGGGTTAAGTTTACCGGCTAATGTCCAGTTATCCTTATCTGAAGTCTTCTTTAATTCCTTAATGAACTCTTCAATAGGATCTTGTTTTCCAAAATTAGATAAAGCGGCCATCGGGTACTTACCAATTCCATAGTGAAACTTCACTTCCTTAAACGGAAGATTAGGATCATACATAGAAGGTACAATACGAATGGTGCTTTTACCGTTTTCGGGTTTCCAGAAAGTAGCTGAATAGTCTACCTTCTCTCTTTCTTGTCCGCCGTTATTTAACGCAGACAGCTTTGCTTTGATTGCATCTAGATTCATAATATAACTTTAATTGTTTATAACTTATTTAAGATACTAAATATATCTCAATTCTCCAACTCTACGATCTTAAATAATTTGGTATTTACTCTTTTTAATTCCGGACCCTTCGTTAATAGAATACAGTTTTTGTAGTCCGTCCAGTTAATTTTAAAAGTAGTATCTAATACTCCGTTATTAAGTTCCTTAATTAGTGTGTTGAGAGCGTTAATCGTATACAGGGTATTTGCTTCTTTCTTTCGATGTACTAAAATAGTATTATCGATAAAATTAGAAACATTACCAAAATCTACATTATAGGTGCAGATATACTCGTCTTGACTTTTAGAATACAAAACGAATATTTTATTATAGATAATTCTATATTTTTGTACTATATTTTCTAATGTCGCCTCTAGTTCCTCTCCTGTAGAGAAGGTGCAAAACAGCTTATTACTCATATCCTCAGTTAAATATATTTGATCGATATCGTAATCGAATCGATGTTGAGACATAACATTTTCCATTGTGTACATATAAATATTAAAAGGTTTTACAAAACCAGGTTTTCAGATGTTTTTATTTTAACTGGGTATTTTTTATTTTCACTTAGTATCAAAGCTAATTCATTTATTATATGTTCTCCATCTTCTTTAGCATAATCAAATAATATTGCGTCGTAAGTATAGAGAGCTATTTTTGTTTTCTTATTTCTAAGATACTTTAGCACTTCTTTTAAGATAAGAACATTTCTTGCAGTTTCCAACGATTGCATGATATAATTCATAAGTTTCTGCGGATGCATTTCCTTAAGGTGCTTATTAAAAGGTTTGTTACTTATAGGAGTTCTTACTACCCCCTTAGAGAACTCATCCCATAACCGGTCTATGTACTTAGTTAGTTTCACAAATATCTCTAAGTTCTTATATCCATCTGGTATTCTCCCGTATATAGCCTGAAAGTTAATTTGTTTTGCTTGAGCGTATTCTTCTTCTGTTAAGTCTTCTTTACCGAAGTAGTATTTACCTAAGGCTTTGTGGGCTGATTCACCTTCTATTTTAAAGTCGATTTGTTCTGATAATAGTCTTAAATGGTACCCGTCAAAGTCAAATTCAACAAAACAATCGTGCTGTGGTATAATAGCTTTTCTAAACTCTTCTCCTTTAGGTATAGCTGCGAAGTTTACACTATTAAAAGCGTTAGTAGGTCTTGACGTACTATTGTAAAGGTTGTAATACGTGTATGTAATATTATCCTTTATATTATACTTAGGTGTATTTGGTTTAAATAAGTCTATAAAAGGTTGGTATACTACTCGAAGTCCGTGTTGTTCTAGTAAGTAAAATACCTTAACAGCAACATCGTTATAGAACTTAAAGGTATCTTCTTTAGGTTCTTCTATATACTTTTCTATTGCATCAAATACCCTTTCACTTTGTTCGTGTAATTTAGATAAAGGTATTATCTGATTAATATTATCAAAGTCTTTAAATTTGTTATAGAACCAGTTTATTGTTGATATTTTACTTGGAAGTTCTATTTTATCGTAGTACCAGAATGCTCTCCATAAGTTTATATCTATTACATCTACAAGTGGAAAGTGGTAAAGCAGGTTTTTCTTATCTAATACATAAATCCTTTTGTATGCTTTTAAGAGGTCAAAAGCTTCTTCCTTACTAACATTTAAACCTTCATCATGGTTTATAGGTATAATGTAACCTCCTGAGTCATCTAGGGGTCTTATGTAGATTGCTACGGTTGTTGTAAATTTAGGATGGAAGTAATCATTAGATGAAATTACATCTACGTAGACATCAATATCCGGGTAACTACGGAGCCTATCAAGCTGCTGTTTATTTTCTACTATATAAAACATTTCTTATAACCTTTTACTTAATATACGAACTAATCTGTTAAGATCAAACTTAACATTGCTTAATGTCGTAAAGTTTTCCTTCCCTATCAATCTTTGCAGTATAGTCACCGTATCCCTCTACACGAATAGTGTAGTAGAGTTCGTAAGATTCTGGTGATTGTATCTTTGGGTTTAGGTTTGGTATTCTCCTAATTGGTAAGTATTTGTTTCCCTTAACAGCGTTTTTAGTTCTGTAGTAGTAAATGTCTTTCTTAGGATTTCCTTCCTCATCTAATAAAGGACCTTCTTGGTTGTAAATCTTCATACTAATCGCATTAAACGAACCACATGATCTTTCAGCACTAGGGTTACCGACTTGTGCTTGATACCATGTTAGGGATTTAGCATATGCTGATGTTGAATCGGCACTTTGTGATCCTTCAGTTGCTGCAGTTTCTCCTGCGGTTACTTCTGATTGAGGCAATTCAGGAAGAGGGGGTAATTGTTCTTCTTCAAATACTTTTTTAGTTACAGAAGATACGACGTTAGCACCATTTTTTTCAATAGTTGTAACTTCATTCTTTTCTTTCTTCAATAGTTTAAATTTAGAAGAATCTTCTATAACAAATTGTTTTAAATCAGAAAGAAATTCTGTCATACCTGGTATAACTTCCTCCGCTTGTGATACAACGTCTCTATTCCTAGCTACTGCTCCGGGGTATGTATATCCATTAACCTTCTCATCTTCGGAGGGTCCTAAGAGGTTCCACTCTAACTTAGTTCTTCTATAGTATCCTTTATCTGCTATACTTTTATATGTCTCTGATGTTATTTCTTTTATTTCTCCGTTTCTTACATCTTGTAGAAAGTACCTTCTAAAAGTTCCTTGTATGTAGTCATCTTCTACCGGTTTAGCATAGTAAAACTGCTCTGTTGATTTATTTTTTAAACCAGGGGGTACCATACTGTACGCAGGATTCGAACCTACGTTTTCAAACAACTTAATAGCTTTGGAGAAATTTCCAGTTTTTAAATCTTCAAAAGCCATCTTATATTTTCCACCCCAAGATGTTACGACTGCTACAGTATCTTGCACAGGTTGGTTTAGTATATCAACGTACTTAGAGTATTCGTTCATTGCTTCTCCTGTACCGGGATTCTGTCCAATAGCTTCTATTATATACTGAGAACCTGGTACGTAGCCTGTTATATCGCTTAAGCTTGCCATTTTATAGTGTTATATCTTTATCTTTTAATAATGTATAAGCGAAGGTGTTCCTCTTAGTCTTTTTCTGACTTTTTCCAACTAATTCCATTAGTCTTCTATGTTGAGATGCGTCAGCAAATACTTGACATCCTGCAGACCAGTTGTCAACAGTCTTAGTTGCAGCATCACCGTACTCACCTGAGTTATGTAGCTGCATACCGCCTCCATCTTCAAAAAGACCTGCAGTTGTTCCATGTGTTCCTCTAGGAGTAACTGCTAAATCAATCCAGTTATCTTTATATTCTTTATCTCTATATGATGTTTGACCTTTTAATGAAACTAACGCAGGATGGGGGCTTTTACTGTGTGAACTATGTTTACCTGTTGTGTATTGGTTTAAAAATTGTTTTTCAAACAAAGTTCCCGTTCCATTTGCGTTCCATGAATTCTTTCCGCTTTTTGCATCTTTTGCTTTTTGAGCTTTAAATTTTTCATTCTCACCTAAAGTCCATCCTGCTCCAGGTACTGTAGTAGCAGGGTAGCTTTCTGCAAACTGTTGTCCATTTTCAACCCAAGCTACAATTACTATATCTTTAAATTTATTAGTAATCGGATGTAACACTCCTCTACCTGTAGGATTAGAAGGAATCTGTCCTGAAGTATTTCTTACTCCTACTATATTTAATTCTAACTCACCCGCAAACCAAGTATACCCTTTTTTCTGAACAGCTGCCATTACGTTAGCGTATTTAACGTTTTTACCTAAAGCAGTTTGATTTTGGAGCTTATCTGTTCCACCTTCTGTAGATGGTGATCCATCTTCGTTTGCAGGAGGTTGTTCTTGTTTAACAACAGAACCTGCTGTTGCAGAACCAGCACCAGATAATAGTGTAGAAGATCCTCCTGATAGTTTTGTAAGGTTGTACATTAAGGCACCTACTTCAGTTGTCCATCCATTATCCCCTACCGTATGGTCTACTTTTATAACTATGAATCCAATAGAGCCGTTACCGTAGACCTGTGGGAGTATTTTAGATGTATTCTCAGATAGCTTAAAAGTTTCTCCTATTTTAAAACCACCGATTCCATGTAATTTAAAAGATAACTCTACCGGTATAGTACCCGGTGGTGGTATATTTTCTGCTTGGCATGTAGCGAGAGCAAATTTTGACTGATAGGTCTGGTGTCCGGATAAAAGTCCTTTAAATAAATCTGGGTCATATTGTTGATCTGTAAACAACTCTGTTCCGTTAAATTTTTCAAATGCTTCTACCACTCTATCTCTCCACTCCCCAAAAGTTTTTAAATCTTCTTTAGCTTTTGCCTCTGCAGCGGCTGCTGCTGCTGCTTTATCTTTTGCTGCTTGTTGGAGTTCTTGTGGTGTTTGAGGACCAGGGTCTTCTTTAATAGGGAAAACACGATCATAATGTCCTCTATTCCATAGAAGCATTTCCTTAACGTCTTGTTTAGTGCCGGTACCGGATGCTTGGGCAGCAATAGAAATTTGGCTTGCTAATTTATTAGTTATCTTTGACTCTGTTTTAAAGTCATAAGCAAAAGAACCTAAACCGACTAAGTCTAACTCTGTTACTTGATCTTTTTCACTTGCTGGTGGTATTTTACATTTTCTATCTACAATCGACCATTCGTTTAGTTCTTCGTCGTAATCTAAATCTAATTCATTAATACCGCCTAATGCTTCATTTACTCCTCCTAGTATTGCTTTAAAGATATCTAATAACCCTGGTTCATTTTCTGATTCTTGATCACTATCGTATATTTCATCTAATTTTTCATAAAGGTACATATTAGATACACATATACTCAATACATCATCAGAAGGAAGATTAGCTCCACTGCCTGCAAAGTAGGTTGTTAGTTTTTGATGTAACAATTTTTCAGCAGGTTTTGATTCAAATAACCCATTAGTAGCGGCTACGTTATTTGGTAAGACGCAAACAAACGGATTAATACTACCGTGTTGCTTATGTGTAAAATACTTATTTTTTTGTTTTGTATTTATGGTAAATGATCTCTGTCCTTTTCCTTCATGCATAATACTCGCTGAGTTTATCACACTACAGACTGTACGTAGAGACATGTAAATGAATACCGTATTTTTATCAAAAAAGCTATCAGGTTGTTTAATATCAAATCCAGGAGCACACCATACCTCTAATTCACTTGGGGTCAATACTCCCGCAAAACCAGGTGTGGAATTTTTTAGAGCGTCTACACACGCGTCTCCGGCGAACTCTCCTTCTTGGCTGTTTAGTTCTAACCTTTTACTAAAGTAGTGTAATGGGCTTTTTCTTTCTGATTTATCAAGGTTTCCTTTTTGTAAAGCTTCAACATCTTTTTCTGTAAAGCCCGGATCGAAAGAAGATTTAATAGACTCTATAACTTCACCTTTTGAAATTAAGTATACGGTTGTATCATAAGAGCCGTCTGCATTAAACGACCAACTAAAGTTTTTACATATCGCAAGCATACCGTCGTAATTGTACCCGGAGGCTTCTCGGCATTTTGTTATTGCGTCTTGTATAGATTTATAGGTAGCTCCTGAAGAAAGAAATGCTTCTTTAGCAGCAGTCTGTTTTACTGTTAGGGTCGAACCTTCCTCTTTACTGTAAACTGAATGTCCCCACTCTAATAAAAAACTAAAACCGGGTCGGCAATATAAGTCATAAATTATATTGAAATCATCTCTATTAAAAGCTTTTATAGTAACCTCTACATCTCGTAAAGCACCAAAAGTACCTTTTGTTTTAATCTGCACTCCGGTAATTCCTGGTCTAGGTGTAAACCCTCTACCGTCTTCGCTTTTTGCATGATAACCCTTAGGTGTATTGGGGTAATCATCTTTAAAAGCTAAACCACCGTCGAGATGCCAAGGACTTGTTAAATCGGTAGGGTAGCCGCTACCTTCTACACTAGAATATAGGCTGATAAAAGCACTATTGCCGTGCAGTAAAGAATTACCTCCTTCTCCGAAATTTTTGGATTTTAAAAGTGCACTTCTAACTTTAAATTGTGCGTCTACTTTTTTACTTATACTTTGTCCTAAAAACTGTCCCATTATCTTTCTCTATTTACCTTCTGAAATGACAAAATGATAGAATCTTTATCATGAGGTATTCTAAGCTGTACTCCGGGTGTTGGTATTAGGTTGTACCTACTATATGTGTTTGCACTCGCAATAATCCACCATAGTGAAGAATCCTTATAGTACTGTAAAGCTAGAGTGTCATAACGGTCTCCGCCTGTAGTTATAACATAAAAATCATCCTCATGTTCTGGAATATCAGGGTAGATGGGGTTTCGTTTGTAACGTACTCCATCAATTGTTTTATATTCCTGTATAAGGTCGTATCTATTCATTATCTTAATTTACGAAATTTATCGCTTAAATCCAAAATATTCTTTACCTTCAGTAGCATATGTTGGTGTAAAGTCATGTATTACTGTCATATCTAAATTAACACTAAGTACATGGGGTACTTCACTTACGTCAGGACCTAATTCATAATTTATTTCCCAAGGAGTTGCGAGATCCCAAGTCATACCTACGCTATTCATAAGGACTGGTTGATTGTAAAAATACGTTCCTATGTTAACTCTAACATAACTTCCTCTCATAAATGTACCCGAAGTATCATATGTGGGTGCAGTTGATGATGCTAACTTATTTAGTTTTTTATAATATGCTTCTAATTCTTTATAACTTCCGCCGGCTACTTTAAACCCTACAGAAGCTTTTCTTTCAAATCCTCCATAATTGTAAAAAGACTCTCCTCTACCTACATATTTTTGCCCATTCCACGTAGCATTAAAGTTATCATTTAAGCTATCTAAGAAAGCCCAGAAATGTAACGTAGGTGCTCCTGATCCAAAATTATCGGGTGTAATAATAGTAAATGTGAATGGGATCATTTCCTCATTCCTTGATATAGCTGTACCAGCTTTTTCTTTTTCTTGACGTGCTGTATCTTTAGCAGCAATACTCTTTGTAGTGTAATCTGTTGCGCCTCCGGATCCTCTTTGTCTATAATCTCTAAGTATTGCAGGATTAGCTACTGAGTTTGCTCCTCCAATATTCTTACCGTAGTTAAAATTAGGATTAGCTACTGCTTTTGGGGCATCTTTTCCTTGTTTAACTTCTCCGCCTGGCTGTAAGTACGGTTCTAATTTATTCTCTTTTGAAGTAGCACCGACCTTAGGAGTTTTATTTCCTACTTCCCCCTGTTGTGGGTTTAATTTATTTTTAGATTTCTGGAATGGATCTTTACTATCTCTAGTTCGAGCAGCTGTAATATCATACTTTGCTGCTTCATCTGTCTTTAAGTCCGCTAGAGGTGTTTGAAATTTTTCAATTACATCACCTGGTGAATCGTTTTCTAGTCTAGTAGGTATATTTGCATCTATGCTTGTCCCTTCTAGTCCTTTTAGTAATAACCTACCATCCTGTTTCAGATAGGTAGTATCAATGTTTACTTTTAACTCTTGATCAATCCTATCTAAACCTTCATTTGGGGTTCTATACCCATCTAAACCAGTATTATCTGTTATTACTTTCCCGTTCTCTCTTGCAAGTAGGCCGCCATCTTGTTTAATGTAGCTTTGTGCAATATCAATAGGGCGAGCATCTTTAAACTCAATCTCATCAGTAAACTGAGTATCTATCATAGGTCTGTAACCTTCTTCACCTCTATGGTCAAGAATTACATTCTTGCCGTTTAAGACACTTTTTGCTCCGTTTACTCCTCCAGTACCTGCTGTAGTCTTTAAAAACCTATCTAACCATGTACTTCTTTGTCCGCCTTGCTTTAAGTATTCATTTCCTCCAAAGCCAATAACAAAGTGGGTACCCGTTCCATTAACAGGTACTTGTGCTAAAGTACTCCCGATGACTTTTGCGGTATTGCCTAATGTATTGAGTAACTTTCTCCCAAAGCCTTTCTTTTCATTGAAAGCAAAGTTTAACTCTGCTTGATGTAAAGTCCACTTTAATCCAGGAGTATCTACAAGTAGTTTACTTATTCGTCTAAGATCATCTACTCGTGCAGTTACTTCATTACCTAGTACATTATACCGAGGTGGATTGTTTATATCTTTTTCGATATAAGGTCCTGCATCTCCGTACTTTAAGCTCTTAAGATTGGTCTGAAGAGGTAGTAAAGGCATACTTAAACTGGAGGATTATCTAAATACTTAGAAGGTGTAGCACCGTTTAGGTCTAAACCTGATGTCGCTTTAGTAAACTCTGGTACGTTGTTAATAGAAGAGGTTTTATGTTGAGTAGATTTTCCTGTAGCACCTACTGGTACTTTTGGAGTCTTACCCTTCAATCCTAATCTAGAATTTGGAGTCTGATTGTCTAAAATTCCTTTCATTGTTTTTAATTTATTAGTTCGTTTATAAATAGTTTGTTATTATGTATTGGTTGCTGATTGTTGTAGAGAGTTATTTACTCTTCTACTATCCATATTAATATTTTTACCTTGTTTAACTGCAATTATCAATTCATCGATTTTTGCAATTAACTTATCATTACTTTCTGATTTTCCTCCTTCAGATTCTCCACCACCGGTAATACCTGATACAAAATCTCCTATTGCTCCTACGGCTGCTATTGCAGGTGCTGCAAAAGCTGCTGTTTTAATAAGTGATTGCATCTCCTCTAACTTTTCAGTCTCTAGTGTAGCTAAAGCAGCTCCGATGCCTCCTAATGCTGCGGCTATCATTGTTAATGAACCTGCTACTGATTGTAACGGTCCTGCCATGGCTGTTAAGTTCTGTAGATCTTCTATAATTCCTCCACCTGTAAATAATGAAGTAAGTCCTGACATTAAACTTCCACCTGCTAAAGCAGCAGCAAAGAATGCTAATCCTCCAGCAGCTGCCATTAAACCTATTCCAGCCATAATTAAACCAGGTCCCATTACAGCTAACATTGAAAGTTTATCTACTACTCCTTGTATATCTGCTCCAGCCATTATACCAAATGCTGCTGCGGCAGGTATTAAAGCTAAACCTAATACTGCTAATGCAGCGGCTCCAGCCATTATAAATGGAGCTACAAGTCCTAGCCCTGCTGTAGCTAATGCTAATAAAGGTAACGCAATTGAGAATGCAATTATTGAACCTGTATCTACTCCTTTTAGTAAACTGAAAGCATATGCAGCTGGTATTAATGCTAGTGCTAATATCCCTATTGCGAATGCTCCAGCTATTACCATCGGTCCTGTCATTCCCATAAGGGCGGCAGCTGCTCCTAAAGCTATTAAACTTCCTGTCATAGCCATTATCGACATTGGATCTACTGATCCTAAAAGGCTAAAAGCGTAAGCCGCTGGTATTAAAGCTAATGCTAATATACCTAAAGCTAGAGCTCCCATTATTATCTGTCCTCCTAAATTACCCATTAAAGCGGCGGCAATACCTAAAGCTATTAAACTCCCTGATAAAGCTAACACTGACATTGGATCTACACCTGCCATAAGGCTAAATGCGTATGCTGCCGGTATCAAGGCAACCCCAGCTATACCCATTGCAATAGCTCCTTTAATTGCGTCATTTCCTAACTTACCTACTAATGCTAACGATGCTCCAAAGATTCCTATAGATGTAGCAAATGCTAACATAGAAACCGGATCAACACCGTCCACCATTTTGAGAGCTAATGCAAATGAACCGCCTAAAGCTAGACCGGCAATTCCTATAGCTAATGCACCTTTTACTACATCACCAAATTGTTTACCAATTGATGCTAATCCATCACCTAATGATTTTAAAAATCCTCCCGGTCCTTCTCCTTCTGCACCTTTAGTCTTACCGGCTAAATCTCCTGTTTGAGCTGCAGCTTTACCTGTCATACCATTTTTTGCTTTACCAGCTACGTCTGCGGCTTTATCCGCCCCTGGTGCTTTAGCGAATCTACCTTTTGCATCTCTAAACCTACCTGCAGCGTCTTTTGTTACGTCTGCACCTTTATCTTTTACCGTGTCAGCTAATTTACCTGCTCCTGACATTCCTCCTTTAAAAGCGTCTTTAATCCCTGATCCCCAGCTCTTAACTGAGTCCATCATTCCACTAAAAGAGAATTTCATTCCTTTTAATGAGTCCATGAACTTCATAGCTCCTGATGTTGCGGACCCAAAGAAACTTGCTATCTTACCTGCAGCCATTACAGCTACAATACCTATAATTAAAGGTTTTATAATACCTAATGTATCTAAAAACTTAACAGCATATCCTACAATACCTCCTAGTATTTGAATAGCGGGGGCTATAATACCGACAATATCTCCTATTATACTTAAAAGAGGTGCAAATGCTTGTGCAAGTTTATCAACAGATTTTTGAAGCTGTTCTTGTATTTCTGCTCTTTTCATATCTTCAGCTCTAACTCCAGCGGCTGCTTCAGCCTGCTCTTCTGTCATTCCTGCTTCAATTGCTTTCTGATATGCTATCTTTCCTAATTCATCTCTAGTCATACCTAATGCAGCGGCATAAGACTCTTGTTGAATACGGTTCATTTTACCGAATTCGTTAATATCTGCTGCATTTTTAAATAACTCATTTCCTAATCCAGCTAAGTCGTTATTTAAAGCTAACTCTCTAGCTTTGTTTAGGTTTAAATCTTTTCCTATTAATAACTCAGTTTCCATTTCTTTTGAAATAGAATCTTCAAAATCTAAAAGGGAACTTGCTATTTTATCTATCTGCCCTAACTCCATTCCAAGTCTACGGGCTGCAGATGCGGCTTTGGCAAGAGCGGCAGGATTTCCTCCTAAAGAGGCTTTAATACCGTCTGATGCTTTTGCTACATCTTTTAAGACTTGATTTTGATTAACTGCAGATCTATTTGCTTTATTAAAGGCACTTGTCTGATCTACTATACTATCGACTGTTTTATCGATATCGCCGCTAGTAGTCTGGGCCATTATTGCAAGACCTCCTGCTTCGTCAGCAGCAAGTCCCATTGTATTTTTTAATTCAGCTGCTCCTGCTATAACTTGAGGTGAGAATATGTTTTGAGCACTCATACCAGTCTGCTTTGTAAGCTCAGCTATTGTCTGTAGGTAGTCTACCGAAGTAGCATATCTAAAGTTTGCTCCTGCTATTGCATCTGAATTCTGACCTGTTAATCGTTGTACTTCTGTGCTTGCTTTATCTACTTTAAAGAAAGCGTCTACTATCTTCAATATTATAGATAAAGGATCTAATAATGCTGCTCCAAAACCTTTTGCTAGAGGCCCTAAGCCTGACATTAATACTGATAATTTACCGCCTTTTTGTGCTCCGGATTGAATTGCTGTAGCAGTATCCTTCATCCTATCTTTAGCTTCTTTAACAGCATCGCCGAATCTTCCACCGCTGATTCCTAACTTCCCCATCAACCCTTCCATTCCACCTATAACCGCGCCTCCAACTCCTAAGAGTTTATTAACTTCTTTTTGCTTTTCTTTTACTTCTTCTATCTTTCCTGCAATACTACTAATTGCACTTCCTTGATCTATGTAGTTAGATAAAGCTGCTTTTTGTTCTGCGGTAAGGTTCTCCGCCATGTTAACCATGTCTAGTGCAAGATCTAAGTTACCTCCCATAAGGTTCCCTACTCCGCCTAATTCCTCTATAAACTCTTGAATCTGCTTTACATTATTTTGAGCAGCTTCTGATAAATCCTCTCCGTTAAGTAGCCTTTGCGATTCATCATCAAGTATCTTTTTATTATCTTTTAGTCTTTGAGCTAAGTCGTCTAACTGTTTTACAGATAGATCCCTTATACCCTGTTCTTCCATTTTAAGTTCTTCTGCAATAGAGGTTATTTTTTTCATAGAGCCTCTAATCTTCTGCAATGCCCCTGGCTGGTTTTTAAATTCCGAAGAGATTGCTCTTACTTGATCATAAAGACTTGTTGCAGTATTATCAATTTCACCGAATTGGGATTGTACCCCTCTCAGTTCATTGCGCAAACTTTGCATATTTTGTACAGCATCAGCTGGCGTTAAGGTTAACGGTTGCTGATTCATTCTAGCTCTCAAGGTATTAATCTCTTGTAAGAGTCTTCTTGCTTCTTCTAACTGTGTATTATCGTTTGCGGCCATTTACTGGATGTACTTATATCATATAAATAGGTAAAGCTCGCTTTATGGGCGAGCCTTAGTACTATAAGAAGGTTTTCTTACTGAAGGTCCTCTAGGAGCTGATTTGCTTGGTGCTTTGCTCTTAGACTTATTCATAGCCTCTTGTTCTTTTTCAAAGTATTCACTTAGTTTCTGATAGGTAAAATTACGTAGCCATATAGGCATTGCATATACAGTATCATGATCGTATCCACCTTTTCCGTGAAATACTATTTCGTGTATCTGATTAAAAATCTGTACCCTATATGTTGGCGTCAGGCCAAAGAAAGCTTACTCCAATCGGAATGTCAACCCCTCCTTCTGGTCCATTTTCTGGATAAAATTTCAAATCTACATCTGGTTGGAACTCTGAGATATATTTTCTAAATGCACGGGAATCTCTTGCTAAAAAATGATTATCTACGAAATCTCTAATACTCTTTGTATCGGTAGCTCCGTTAACAGAAAGAATCATGTGCTTTAATCTAGTAGATAAGTCTGGGGAAGACTCTTTTTGTATCTTTTTAAGACCTTTTATCTCTTGTTGAATCTTCTGCTCATCACCGTGAGTGAGTAACTTAAAGGTAATCTTGTTACCTGTAGATGGTAATTCAAAAGCAAATTCATTTACCCTATCTTGAAATAAGCTTTCATCGAAAACTTTATTTTCAATTAAGGATAAGTCTACTATTTCAGTCTGTCCTTGATAGTTAAATTCGTAGTCTTTACCGTACCCTAGTACTCTTGCTGCAATTAAGATAGCATTCTTGTCTCCTACTAAAAGATCATCATAGTTAAACTTGGTTACAATCAAAGACTGTAATAACTTGTCAATTACAACTCCTCTTTCGATAAAGCCTTGGTTAGTAAGAATGTCTTCTTCTTTAGCTGTCATGTACTTCATTTCTACTGTACCTGATGCTAGGGGATGCTCTTCCGGATATAGTAATCCTTTCGAAGGCAAGTCTACAATTTCTGTAGGGAATTTTTGTGTTTGATCCATAAATTTTATTTTAAATAACGTTATTTCATATAAATATATGAAAAATAACTTTTATAAACAACAAAAAACCCGGAAATATTTCTCCGGGCTCTTTTTATATATATTACAGGCAGATTAGTAGTTAAGTACGCAGTAGTCCATCGCTACAGTGATTGTTAATTCAACACCATCGCTAGTTGACCAGTCCAAAGAACCTTGGGCCATGTTTACGATGAATGCTCCTTTAACGATCCACTCTGATACGATATCACCTACTGGTCCTAAAAGATTCAAAGTTAAATCTTTCTTGTAGAAATCTGAATAACCAGCTCTACCGGTTACTGACTCGTAAGATTGACGTGCCCAATCCATTACTGCTTGTGCACCTGATGGGTTAATTGGATCGTATAATGTCATATCCATGTTTTCCCAGTTTCTCTTTCCACGAATCTTTCTATAAGAGTTGATGTGATCTAATTTGATCTCCTCATCTGTGAAAGATGGAGCAGTTACTGCTTTAACCATGAATGATGGTATAGCGTCACTGTATAGGATGAATCTATTCTGTACCTTCGGTTCGAAGGCTCTGAACATAATTTCGTTAGAATCTAATACTGCCATTTTATTATCTGTTTTATATAAATATCAATTATTTTAATTA